GATGCTCCGATGGCGCTAGCCATTCCTTTAATATTAGTCGATATCGAATTTAAAGCCTGTAACATCTGATCAGACGTAGAGTTTGCCACATCTGAGTTATTAGCTAACAGATCGAGAGATTTTCTGATAGAGTCAGAATTAGCAGTTGTATCTCCTAAAACTGAACCTGACCCCTGAAGTTTCTGATTAGTTTCAGCACCAGAAGACACTCCCAACGTAGGATCTGAACTGACAGACGATCCGGACGGACTACCGAACATCTTAACCCCTACCGCTACTAGAGCCGCTACAGTAGCCGCGCCAGCTACGAAATTCCATGGGGGTGGAAATGCCGCGATAGCCTTGGCTACAGCTACGACGCCCCAAGCACTAGACTGAGTTCCGGCTAAAGCGGCGGAAGTGGCGGTAGAACTCGCCTCAACCCCAACACCTGCTACGACCGCTGCGCCCTTAACTGTTTCGCCTGTAACCTTAGCGGCAACCTCCGTGTTAATGTTAAACAGTTTTGCCGCCATCGTCTGGGCTGACATAACCATCTCGATGAGATGATAAGCCTTTGATATGCCACCTAACAACGCGTAACCTCTGCTACCTTCGCTGAAGAACCCTTGGGCGGCTTTAGCCATGTCACCGTACGCTCTCACTTGAGCTCGCGAACTCTCATCCACGGCTTTAACTTCAGCAGCAGCGGCCACCTCAGGCTTATTAGTTTCTATCGCGATCTTTTTCTCTTTAGCAAGTTCACGATCGATAGTAGCCATAGTTTCAGCATACTTAGCGTATGACTGAAGCATCTGACCTGCAGCAGTAATGCCGCTATTAAATCCATCTTTTAACGCGTCCCCAATTTCTTGACCTACAGATTTCCAGTAACTCGCCGCTATACTTGCTTGCTTTTGCATAGCAGACAAGTCTGCTACTGCCTGATCTTTTGGCACCGCTTCAGCTTGAGCGACCGCCAGTTTTTGCATAACTTCGATTTTCTTAGTTATCTGAGCTATATTAGCCTGTATAATTTCAGTTTCATTTTTATCGTAGTCACCTTGAACCAGATTCATACTCATCTGAAGTTCTTTGGCCTTTAAAATATCGACTGATTCTTCAGTCTCAGCGGCATGAAGTTTATCCACCTCCGCTCTACTGACGCCTATTGATTCATTGTGTTTTAATTGAGCTTTTAATTTAGATTCAAGAGTTTTAACTTCCGCTTCACCTTTCTTATTTATTAGATCGACAACCCTCTTCAAAGATTCTTCTTCTTGCTGATCGATCTCTAAATTGGCTTGTTTTATGTCTTGGGCACCTTTGCTGAAACTATCTGTTGCAGCTTGTATCTTTACCTCTTTATCTTTTTTACCTACCGCAGTTTTTGGAGTGTAATTATCTAGGGCCTTCATCTGCGCTTCGTACTGTTGTACTAAAACCGCCAATTTAATAGTCTGAGTGTCTCTCAAATCATTATAAAATTCGGTCATATTTGACAGACGATTTTTATAGTGATCTTTCTCCATCTTATCCGAGAAATTAAGTGAATCAAGTTGGGCTTTGTACCGATCATTCGCCGCGTTCATTTCCAACTGTAGAGTTTTAGACGCGTCGTCAGATCCAGCCGCCTGATGAGCTGTGTGAGCCTTAGTTGTAGCCTCTTTGCGACGACGTATAGCGTCCTCTGTAATAAGAGCACTGTTCTTATTAACCTCAGCGATAGACGCCTCCATCTCTTTGTCGGCGGCCAAAGCTATCTGCAATTCAGATAGACCCTTTTTCTGGTCTCGTACAGCGTTATTGATAAGTACTTTTGCCGCATACAAGGCTTTTTCTTCCGCTACAGCTTTTTGGGATTGCGCGTAATTTCTCTCTTCTTGCAAAAATAACTCACGAGTAGCCGCGGTCAACTCTTTACGGGCTTGAGACAGTAGCATCTCCTGGGCGGCCCTAGTTTCTGGGGTGCCTCCTATTCCGCCAGACGATTTCTGTGCCATTTCTATAGACGCTATAGTACCTTGAGCAGTGGCCACCCGAGCGGCAGGTCCGGCAGTTTTGCCCCAATCACCTAAAGCGCTAATCGCGTTACCAATGGCGTGTCTTACACTATTCCAAGCTCTCTCTATAGTTCCTATATTTAGAGCTGCCTCCTCTGCTCTCCGTTTAGTTTCTTCTCCTAGAATTCGTATACTTTCCGCTGACGCCTCCATCTGCTTGCCCTCGCGCTCAAGAGCACGAATTTCTTCATACTGAGCCTCAGTCAAAAGATGATACTGATCATTCATCTTGAGCAAATTGTTAGATATAGTATCAGCTAATCTAGAATTATGGGTACCGCCTTGTACAGCTAATTTTTCAAATTGAGATATGGTCTTGTCCACTGACTGACCAGTCGCGTGCTCCAACGCTACCACCGCCTCAGAAACGAGAGCTATCTCTTCTCCAGTAAATCTGCCACTCGCAGTCAGTTGAATTACCGCGTCTTTCGCTTCTCTTATACTTCCACTAACGCCCGCTGCAGCATGTGCCAGAGAGTCTAACTGTTCGCTAGATTTACCCGCGTAATTTCCAGTCATTATTATAGCATTAGCTAATTCTTTCTGATCCTGTTGACCCTTAATAACTGCGTAAGCTACAAATCCGAGAGCTGCTACTACACTTAAAACCGCCGCGCCCATACCGGTCATGGCTACCGACGCCATGTTAGTGTATTCAGCCAACACCATCAGAGATGCTGGCATACGAGTGTATCGGCCTTGCACCGCTTCATGAGCTAAAACAAGGATTTCTGTTTTAGCCCTAGCGTTACCGAACGATATTCCCATTTCATCGTGGGCTTTGGCTAAGCCGTGAGCGGATTTAGTCCCCTCTTTTTGGGCCGACGTAAGCTCATTCTGATACTTTGTAAGGTTTGGTAAATCGTTAACTGCGACAGACGAAAATGTATTAGATATCGTTGTAGGACTTATAGCTGAGTTGGCCTGATACAGTTTGAGTCTCTCTAATTCCGCTATTCTAGATTTAACAGATAAGGAATTCCACTTTATCTCTTCTATAGCTTGTTTTTCAGCTAAAGCTACGGCTTGTCGCTCTTGCTCTGTCAAAACGCGCATAGCTTCAGCCCTGTTTTCAGCCAAAGTACGAGCTTTAAAAGCCGCAAACACTGTTTCGTTAGATTTCTGACGTTCTAGAGAAGCTAAGTGATCCGCTTCTTGCTGCTCCAACATGGCCAACGCTTTAGCTCTATTTTCAGCAAATGTACGGGTTTTAAACGCCGCGAATACAGTGGCGGCGGACTCCTCCATCGCTTGTTGCTCCGCTAAATATCTCGCACGTTGCGCATTGAGAGAGGTCATTGCCGCCTCTTCTTTAGCGGCGTTTTCGTTAAGTGTGCGAGTTTTAAATGCTTGAAAAACTATCTGCGAAGTCATCTGCTCTTTGGTGGCCGCTTCAGATATACTAGCCACGTTCGTGATGACCGCACCGTATTGCTGAGTAGCTAATTTAAGCTCAGTCAAAGTAGCTATTAGAGGTGCGGCTTGTTCAGCTACCCCTAACTCCGCCGCAGACATTGCGTACATCTGCTCTTTGGTGAGACCGAATACTGTTATGAGCTCTTCTAATTTAGCGATCAGTGCGGTTCCAGCTCGTATGTCGGCCTGTCGTGACGCCTCAAGATCACTCGCAACTTCTATAGCTTTCTGTTCCTCTTTCCAGAGTCGCTCTAACTTCTGTATCTGATTTTCGTAACTTTGTACCAACTGAGCGTTGGTTTTCGCTTGTTTTTCTACTGCTGTATCAAGATCATCGAATCTTTTAACCTGACGTACCGTAGCGGTGCCGAGTTTATCGAGAGATGTTATAGCGTCATCGGAGCTGACACCTATAACCATGCCAATATCTACACCTCCCGATGAACCTTGCTCACTCATTTTTGTCTTTTTTCTTGGATTGGTTAAAATCTATAAACACATCGTCGATTCTGACTATTACTTGTCGTTCAAAAGGTGTAACATTAATCCTTAACCCTTCTGACCAGCAAGTTATGCTCTCATGACTAATCGGACTAAGATCCAACCCTTTAGGTTGTCTTCTTCTGAGTTCGATGAACCAATTCCACACATAATCTAACTCCCACGGACATTCGACTATTTCTGGCGCATCGTCAAAGGTATTAGCATTTATGACGAGGCTTGCAAAGCAGCTAGTTTTGGCCGTTTCTGCATGCTGCTGAGCTGTAGCCCCGTCGTCCTGCTTACTTCCCCAGTAGAACTTATACTTGGCGAAATCTATTACGCTTTCAACGAGGCCTTCATAAAATTTGCGTCATTGTCCAGAGCAGCCGTAACTTTAGCTTGCCACTGAGGATATTTAGTAAACATGAATTCGACCAACTTCTTGTCGAATGTTTTAGGTGATCCGTCTTGCAAAAATCCGAACCAGCCTTTGACGACAGCCATCGCTAAAATTTTCTCGTTCTGGGCTACTGTGCGAGCGACTAAAGCGGCACCATCATCTGTGCTAGTATCAACTTGACGAGTGCGTTTGGCGGCTCTCTTGATGTTAGATACGCGAACTACTGAGTTAGCGTCCTGATATTCTGTGCTATTTTTTCCGACGATGGTAAAACCACAGATCGGATTGCCATCTTCGTCCTCCATAACCGCCACATCAAAAGTAATGTCGTTGACATTTGACGTTTCCAGATCACTGATATCGAATCCGGACATGATTTGTTCAGCTGCGTTCATTTTATACACCTCTTATTTTGGTTAAAAACCCCTAGCCCACACTAGGGGGTATTACGAAAAACTTATTACGCAAACGCGCTATCTTGGATAACCACAGTGCTAGCGTGAGTGTTAGTACCCGTACCACCTAAAATGTTTTCGAGAGCTGTGAATGGCATGGTCATAACTAGTCCCTTTTCGCCATCATCTTTTCCAGCACCTCCTAATTTAACTCTGGGAAAACTATAGGCTTGAAAACTAGCATTGGCAGCATTAGAGCCAGTAAATACTGCAAAAATTGACACCTCAGTCTCGTTGATAAAGTAATCACGAGCTGTAGCATCGGCAAACAAAACAGTGACTTGTCCGTCTACCATCACCGTACCTGGGAAAATATCAGGTTCAACGTTAGATCCGACTACACCGCCGATAGTGGTATAGCCACCCTTAATCGAAAAATTCATGCCCGTAATTAAAGCGATAGGTACGCCTTGAAGATAGATAACTCCATTGGCCGCAGCTAATACAGCTCCGCTGGTAGCGGCTGTAGGTGAAGTAAAATACTCGGATGTACCAGGGACCATGTTCAGGCCCTTAACTTGGAAATCAATTCCTGCCATACCACTGGACGGCAATTTAACATCCATCTGAGAGATCACGCAATCTGTGAAATATTCGGTCTGATTGATATCGCCGAAATGGTGTTCGATCGTGTAGTAATCACGAGTCTGACTAGTTTGAGCTACGAACGTGTGTTTGCCGGCCTCTAAAGCTGTAACAGAGTCGCCCGCTGCTTTTGCACCTACCGCAGTTCCAGCTAGGACGGCTACAGTCATGACAGTGGCTGTAAGAGCCGTGATAACCATATTCGTGGCGTTATTTACAGTGCCTGTAGTAGCCCATCCGGTCCAACGAAGAACCATACCTAATTTAAAGCCTAAAGTGATCCAGTTAGCCGCCACAGTAGTAAAGGTACCAGTATTCGTGCCGGTTGAAGCTGATGTAACGTCAGTTAGAGCGGAACTAGTAACCGCTGCAGCTACAGCTTTACGGCAAATTGATTCGATAAACGATTGATGCGTTCCAACAGACAGTTCGCCTGTGATAGTGCCGTCTACTGATCGTACGCCGTGACGAAAATCAGCGACTTGCTGAGACGGGCGGATTTCTTTTGAGGAATATGTGGCTTTCTTCAAATCCAAAGTCGACGTAACTCGACGCATATATTGTGCACCAGCGCCTGATGCGGCGGTTCCGAGAGCTGATTGTTTCTTAAAGCTAACGGTTTTATTTGTGCCAGTTGCGATAACAGTCATGATATTACCTTTCTATGAACCCGCCTATTGCGGTTAATTAAGCCGCTTGCGCGGCAGGTTTAGACCTACTCAAAAATATCCGCGTAAAATGGAATCTTTACTATAACGGTATATCTCCCGTCCTGGGGATTACCTAAACTTAAACTAGGTTTTCGTGGTATCTTTACGTCTATACCACCATTCGTGAATGTGCTGCCTCGCTTAAACAGCGTGCGTATCATTTCCGCCCTCGTGACCGCCGCCCTGCTCCCCGCCTGAACAGGATAGTACAGTGTCACCTGCATATACCCTAATTCCCTGTAAAATCCGTCTCCTATAGTCGGATTACTAGGCTCAGCGAATAGCGTGTCTGCTCTCTGATACAATTCTAAAGATCCAGGTTCTATAGAAACATTCGGCCACGCTGTCAAGATAGCAGGAGTTAAGCTGTTTAAAGCCAATTCCAACGCGTCTTGTATGTTAGCATTAGACATTTAAATTCGACCGTTTATAGAGTACGCGCCCTTGACATCGTTAATAATCTGAGGTAGTTCCGCCATCGTCAGTCCAACAATACCCAACGGAGCTTGAGATCTAGACCATCCATTCTCAAGTAATTTGGCGTACGGGAGATTATTAACGAAATAAAAAGTATGCCCTATCTGCCACCGACCTAATTTTTGCAATCTTTCGTATGAACCGGATCCTGATGCGTCCGCCTGACCGATTATACCACGAGGTACGTCATCGATCCCAACTTGCCAGTTATTAACGAACTGACCAGGTACGTATCCAACAGGCCAATGGGCCGGACGCCAATGAGTGGGATCACCTATAGGCGATCTGGCTACAAGTCTATATCCAAACTCTTTTAAAACGCCTCTAGCCAGGTCCTGACTGACTTTTTTAGCCATTTCAGGAAATCTGAGCATCTTTAATTTGGCTTCTACGTTAGACATTAGGCCCTCAAAACTAACGTGTATAACAACAAAGTGTTTTCGAATTTGGTTTTTTGTATGTCTATTATAGAATAGTCCATACCGCCAAATATCACGTGATCCTGTAATTCTGGTACACTACCATCAGCGTCCAAATATAGCCACACATTTGATCCTTGTATCAGTGTACCCGGCTGTAAAATTTCACCATATTTAGGTGAAGATCCTAAACCTGGATTATCCGTCACTAATCCGTACCTAGATTCATCATTGGATCCGTTAGCCCCTGATGGAGTCGCTG